GTGTCAGAAGAAATTTTTATTTTTTAATGTAAATCGTAATCCGCCCACTAGCAAAACGTATACAGTAAAATGCCCATTAGCAAACGTATATGGCAGATATATACAGCAATGTAACCATTAGCATTACATCGTCCCGCATTTAACGTGACGCGTTAATCATGGTTTTCTCTATGGCTTGTGTTTAACAATTGGCGGATTATTACAGACAAGCAATCTTGCTTATCTAAGATTAAGGACTACGATCATGTGGACAACTCCAGCAGCTACAGAAATGCGTTTCGGTTTTGAAGTAACTATGTACGTAATGAATAAATAGTTTAGACATTTGTTTAGACATTTGTTTAAACATTTGTTTAAACGTATAAGTTATAATTTCATATATCAAGGTGCGGTTAAGCCGACACTAGAGGATGTAGTAAGTAACGAGTTTTTCGGCTTTCTGCGTTACATGTAATAACTACCCAATCTACGCCCCTTGACACCACGCATGTAAACCAATAACATGCCCTAATGACATTCCTATCGATACCTTTTACGCCACGCGAGGTAAAAGCCACCGAATCGCGATTACAGAAAATATACGACGCAGCCAAGCTGGGTCTGAAGAACGACTCATTGGCCTTAGCTGCGGGCATGTTGCCATCCGAGTACCGGCAACTGTGCCAGCTAGACCCCGTGGCGGAGATGGCGGCGCAGAAAGGTAAGGCAGACGGCGAGCTGGAGATGGCCCAGGTGCTGATCGCCTCAGCTAAGGACGGTGACGCTAAGTCGGCGCTGGCCGTGCTACAGCATGCACACGCATGGACGGCCAAGACCGAGATCAGTGTGGATGTGTACCAAAAGATAAGTATTACTCAGGCATTAGCCGAGGCTCAATCGCGTATCATTGAAGGCACCGTCGTAGACAACCAATAATGCAACTACCTATATATAGTTCGGACGAAGAACAACTCCTCATGTCACGGCTGTGGGATTCGCGTGTTGCGGACGACCCTGAAGCGTTCGTGCTGTTCGCGTTTCCGTGGGGACAACCCAACACGCCACTGGCTAAGTTCAAAGGGCCACGCACCTGGCAGCGCGAGGTGTTAAGAACAATCGGTAAGCACATTAAGGACAACCGAGGCGAGGTCGACATGTCGACACTGCGTGAGGCTGTCAGCTCAGGCCGGGGTATTGGGAAGTCGGCGCTAGTCAGCTGGCTGATACTGTGGATGTTATCGACAAGGATTGGCAGCAGTGTTGTCGTCAGCGCCAACAGTGAGTCACAACTAAGGTCAGTCACTTGGGGTGAGTTGACTAAGTGGCAGGCCATGATAATAAACTCACACTGGTGGGAGATCAGCGCAACCAAGCTAGTGCCAGCGAAATGGGTGTGCGAGCTAGTGGAGCGTGACTTGAAAAAGGGTACGCGGTACTGGGCGGCAGAGGGTAAGCTGTGGTCGGAAGAAAATCCTGACTCATACGCTGGTGTCCACAACCACGACGGGATGATGTTGATATTTGACGAGGCAAGCGGTATACCTGACACGATATGGTCAGTGGGCGCGGGCTTCTTTACAGAGAACATATTAGATCGGTATTGGTTTGCGTTCAGCAACCCGCGTCGCAACCAAGGGTATTTCTTCGAGTGCTTTAACTCTAAACGGGACTTTTGGCATGGCAGACAAATTGACGCGCGGCAGGTCGAGGATACGGATAAAGCGGTATATGAACAGATTATTGCCGAGTATGGCGAGGACTCTGCACAGGCGCGGGTCGAGGTATACGGTGAGTTTCCATCATCAGGTGAAGACCAGTTTATCAGTCCGACATTGGTCGAGGACGCTTTCAAACGTGAGAGATATAAGGATACGTCTGCGCCGATTGTTATCGGGGTCGACCCTGCAAGAGGCGGGGCGGATAGCACGGTCATCGTCGTTCGCCAAGGCCGTGACATCGTGGCCATAAAACGCTACCAAGGCGAGGACACAATGACCGTCGTTGGTAGGGTGATTGAGGCCATAGAAGAATACAAACCAGTGATGACCGTCATCGACGAGGGAGGACTGGGGTACGGGATATTGGACAGGCTAACCGAGCAGCGGTACAAGGTGCGCGGTGTGAACTTTGGGTCACGGGCTAAGAACTCTATAATGTGGGGCAACAAGCGGGCCGAGATGTGGGGCGCGATGCGGGAGTGGTTACGCAGTGCCAGCATACCGGAGGATAGAAAATTGAAGTTTGACTTGACAGGCCCGATGAAAAAGCCTAACAGCAGTGGGACGATATTCTTAGAAGGTAAGAAAGAGATGAAGGCCAGGGGCATGGCAAGTCCGGACGCAGCAGACGCGTTATGCGTGACATTTGCGTTCCCAGTAGCCCATCGTGAATATGTTGACAAATCCCCGCGTAAGTCGTATGCTACTGGTAGCGGAGCATCTAGCTCTTGGATGGGGAGTTAACTATGGCTAAAGCAGGTCTATACGCAAACATACACGCAAAACAAGAACGCATTAAGGCAGGCTCAGGCGAGAAAATGCGTAAGCCTGGGTCTAAGGGTGCGCCCACAGAAAAAGATTTTAAAGATTCAGCTAAGACGTCTAAAAAAGGTAAGTAACTATGGGGAACACTAAATCAATCGGCGTAGCCTTTTTAGACCAAGACATTGACGGCGGTGAAATTGGGCGTACTAGCCCTCAGTTTATACGTGGCACTACGGTTTACGCTACAGAAGAACTAGGCTATTGCTCATGTGCTTTTGGTGAAGTTACTCAATTGACTAGCAAAACTACTGCTGTAACATTAAATAACCCCGCTGGGCGCATTACCATGAACAACGCGGCAATAGGTAATAATTCGACAGTAGTTTTTCGCATGAACAACAACACTATCAAAAATAACGATGTGTTGACGTTAAACATATCGGGCGGCGTAGCTGGTGTAGGAGAATATTTGGCGTACGTTGCAGATATTGGCGCAGGTTACGCCGACATTGCGTTAGCTAACCGAAAAGGTGGCGGCGGTTCTTTGAGCGAAGCTGTTAAAATTACTTTTACTCTTATTGGCAACCGAGACGAATAAGGATTACTATGCCATTAAAAAAATCATCTAGTAAAGAGGCTTTTCGTGCTAATGTTAAGGCTGAAATAGACGCCGGTAAAAAGCCAGCGCAAGCTGTCGCCATTGCGTACTCTGTTAAACGTGAATCAACTAAAAAAGGCAAAAAATGAAATTAAAACCTTTCGGTGAACGAATTGTAGTAAAGCAAAAAGAAGAAGAACTAACAACGGCCAGTGGCATTGTACTGGCTAAGACAGCAGATAAGAAGTTTGAAGGTGTGATTGTTGCAGCAGGCCAAGGCGCCATATTAGATAATGGTTCGGTCAGAGCGATGACAGTTAAAGTAGGTGACACAATACTGTTCGGTGAGTATTCCGGACAAAAGTTTAAATACGAAGACAAAGACTATCTTCTTATGAACGAAAAAGACGTGATCGGAATATTAAATGAATGATGACATGACCACCGTTGGGGTTGTCGCTGAAGGTGCTAATAAGCCTAACGACAAAAAAGACATGCTTGCAACGATGCGAAGCCGCTTTACTATGGCGGTTTCTGCGTATTCAGAGAGCCGTGAAGACGAGCTAGATGACTTACGCTTCGAGGCAGGCTCACCGGACAACCAATGGCAATGGCCTGCGGACGTACTGGCTACCCGTGGTTCAGTTCAAGGTCAGACCATCAACGCAAGACCATGTTTAACAATCAATAAGTTACCGCAACATGTTCATCAAGTTACTAATGAACAACGCCAAAATCGACCTTCGGTGAAGGTAATTCCTGTAGATGATAACGCTGACGTAGAGGTCGCGGAGATATTTGAGGGTGTGATTAGGCATATTGAGTATATTTCAGATGCAGATGTCGCATACGACACAGCATGTGAAAACCAAGTCACCTACGGTGAAGGCTACATCCGTGTACTCACTAAATATTGCGACGACAATTCATTTGACCAAGACCTATACATTGGCCGTATCCGCAATTCCTTTAGCGTTTATATGGATCCTACAATACAAGACCCATGCGGCAGCGATGCCGAGTGGTGTTTTGTTACAGAAGACATGACGAAGGCAGAATACGAGCGTCAGTTCCCTGATGCCGCGCCAGTATCGTCCATGATGCAACAAGGTGTGGGCGATTCCTCACTAAGTCAGTGGTTGACTGAGAACACAGTGCGTATTGCTGAGTATTTTTACTACGAGCATACGCCAACCAAGCTAAACTTATACCAAGGCAACATGAGCGCCGTAGAAGGCAGCCGTGACGACAAAGAATTGAAGGCTTTAGGCTTAAAACCGCTTAAATCACGCATGGCTGACGTTAAGCGGGTCAAATGGCTCAAAACTAACGGTTTTGAAGTGCTAGAAGAACAAGAATGGGCGGGTAAATTTATACCTGTTATCCGTGTTGTAGGTAACGAATACGAAGTAGATGGCCGTTTATACGTGTCAGGCTTGATCCGTAACGCAAAAGACGCACAACGTATGTACAACTATTGGGTTTCACAAGAAGCCGAGATGTTGGCACTGGCACCAAAAGCGCCATTCATAGGTTACGGCGGTCAATTTGAGGGTTACGAGCAACAATGGAAGACTGCTAACACGACTAACTGGCCGTATTTAGAGGTTAACCCTGATGTAACAGACGGTGCGGGTGCGGTATTGCCATTACCACAACGCGCTCAACCGCCTATGGCGTCTAGCGGGCTATTACAGGCTAAAGCCGGTGCATCTGACGATATTAAGTCCTCAACAGGTCAATACGACTCCAGTTTAGGGGCTACAAGTAACGAACGATCAGGCCGTGCCATCTTAGCGCGTGAAAAACAAGGCGACACAGGCACATACCACTACATTGACAATTTAGCCCGTGCCATACGTCACTGTGGACGTCAATTAGTGGACATGATACCTAAAATTTACGATACAGAGCGTATTGCACGTATTATTGGCATAGATGGCGAAGTAAAACGGGCTAAAATTAACCCCTCACAAGCCGAGCCAGTAAAGAAAATTGTTGATGAAACAGGTATTGTGATTGAGAAAATTTACAATCCTAGCGTTGGTAAGTACGATGTATGCGTATCGACTGGCCCAAGCTACATGACCAAACGTCAAGAGTCACTTGATGCCATGAGCCAACTATTGCAAGGCAACCCACAATTGTGGCAAGTGGCTGGCGATTTATTTGTTAAAAACATGGACTGGCCTGGCGCACAAGAAATGGCTAAACGCTTTGCTAAGACTATCGATCCTAAACTACTAAGCGATGCCGACGAAGACCCAGCATTACAAGCAGCACAGCAACAACTTGAAGCGATGGGCCAAGAGTTAGACCAATTGCATGGTATGTTGCAAAACGTCAGCAAATCTATGGAAGCGCAAGACTTGGCAATTAAAGAACAAGAGGCTAACATTAAGGCATACGACGCCGAAACTAAACGGATCAGCGCAGTGCAGGCGAGTATGACACCTGAGCAAATCCAAGACATAGTAATGGGTACAGTTCATGGCATGATGGATAGCGGCGACTTAATTGGCGAATCACCAAGCAGAGAAATGCCTGACGAAATGATGGAACAGCCTGAAGGTATGATGCCTGAAGAACAAATGCAACCTGAACAACCAATGATGCCGCCAGAAGGAATACAACAATGAAAGCCTGTGACTTTGTAGGATTACTATTCTTAGCTAGGGATGTGACGCACTCCGTCCACTTAAACACTAGAAGCTACTCTAAACATAAGGCTTTACAAAAGTTTTATGAAAATATAATCGAGTTAGCAGACGGTTTTGCTGAAGCCTATCAAGGCCGCCACGGTTTGATGGGGCCTATTTCGCTTCAATCAGCTAAGAAAACCACTAACGTCATTGACTTCCTAGAATCTCAGCTTGCTGAAATCGAAGAAAACAGGTATAGTATTTGTGATAAAACTGATTCTCCAATACAGAATCTAATAGACGGTATTATTGAATTATACCTCAGTACGTTGTATAAACTACGCTTTTTAGCATAAGGATTAAAAATGGAACTTTTACATTCTCTAGCCGATGCAGAGTATCCTGCTAAAACGGCCTCAAGTAGCGGCACGGCAGCTACTGTTGGTACTTGGAATCCAGGCCCACAAGGTGTTTTAGTGTGGGCTACCCAAGACGTTTACATTGCTGTAGGCGAAGACGTTACCGCTACAGCTTCTAGCACTCCAATCCCTGCGTACACACCAATCCCATTCTTTGCTCCGCAAACAGGCTCAGGCGCTCCTTGGCGTGTTAGCGCGTTGCAAGTATCTACGGCTGGCACTGTGTACGCTAAACCGATTAATATACGATGAGTTGGGGCGTAGGACTTCGTACTGGCGTGGCCATAGGACTTGGCAGTATTGCCACGTTCTTTTCAGGCTATGGTAGAGATCAAGAGTTTGGCAACTTGATTACTGAAGCTAACGACAATCTAATACAACAAGATGGCTCATTTATTTTAGCTTAAGGAATTACTGTGACGGATCAGCGGGTATATTTTAAGCAGTTAAGAAATATATGGTATGGCATGATCCATAGGACTACTAACGTAAATCACAAAAGATATATTGATTACGGCGCAAGAGGTATTTTTGTTTGCGAAAAATGGCATTCTTTTGATAGTTTTTACGATGATATGGTAAAAGGCTATTCGTTGGGTTTAGAAATAGAACGTATTGACAACGATAAAGGGTATTTACCTGAAAATTGTCGTTGGGCTACTACTAAAGAACAAGCTAACAATAGAAGAACAAACACGTTTTTTACTATTGATAAATCAACAAAAACCCTCGCACAATGGTGCGAAACTGTTAACATAAAGCCTAGCACAGTTCGTCAGCGTTTATATGTCTATAAATGGTCTGTTAAAAGAGCACTTGGGCTTGAATAAGGAGAATTAAATTGGCTGACGTTAAAATATCAGGTTTACCCGCTTCAACTACCCCTCTAGCAGGCACAGAAGTATTACCGATTGTTCAAGGCGGCCAAACTAGACAAGTATCGGTTGCAAATTTAACGGCTGGTCGAGCTGTCAGCGCAACAGATCTAACTTTAACAGGCGTTGCAACTGTACCTGCTGGAACTGCTGCTGCACCTTCAATAACAACTACTGGTGATACTAACACTGGTGTATTCTTTCCTGCTGCTGATACCATAGCATTTACTGAGGGTGGTGCAGAGTCAATGCGTATTCATTCATCTGGTGGTGTATCAATAGGTAATACTACAGACCCTGGTGCTACTAACTTAAGTGTGACAGGTTCAGCCTCAATTCAAAGTTTAACAGTAGGTAAAGGGGGCGGCACTGTAATTACTAATACAGTTGTTGGTAGATTTGCTTTAGCATCAAATTTAGTTGGAACAGATAATACGGCTGTAGGGAATTTTTCACAAAATCCATCTACAGGGTTTTTAAATACTTCAGTAGGAAGCGGATCGTTAAGATTTAATACAACAGGCGGTGGAAATACTGCAATGGGGCATTTAGGCCTTTATAGCACTACTACTGGAAGCTATAATACTTCTATAGGATATAACGCAGGTAATACAAATACAACTGGCAATAACAATACCTACTTAGGTTCAACAGCTGTTGGTTCTGCTAATAATAATACTAATGAAACGGTAATTGGGTACAACGCAGTAGGTCTAGGGTCTAACACTACAGTAATAGGTAATAGCTCAACTACTGCTACAAAATTATTTGGTAGCGTTACTGCAACTGGTCTTATCTATCCACAACAAGCTCCTACAGCAACTGCCCCAGCTTATGTCATAGGCGCAATCTACTTTGATACCACACTAAACAAACTGCGTGTTGGCGGTGCTACTGGTTGGGAAACTGTAACTTCAGTTTAAGGAAATACAATGACCACACTTATTCCAAAATATGACCAAGGCGCAACTGGCGCAGTTAATAGAGATATTAATTTAAAATTAGCTGAAACAGTTAGTGTTAAAGATTTTGGTGCAGTTGGGGATGGAGTAACCGATGATTCTGTAGCGATAGCTAATGCAATTGCTTTCGCAACTACATCTGTATCAACCATATACCCAACACAATTATACTTTCCTAATGGGCAATATCTAATTACACAAAATAATTGGATTGGCGCAAACATAACTACAACTTATGGGGGCTTGTCAGACTTTATATTTGTTGGAGCTGGGCGTACAGCCACTACTATTATATTTAAACCTAGCGTAGCCAATGGCACTTGTTACGACCAAACATTAAGCGTTAAAGGTTTAATTGGTGTTGAATTTAAAAACATAGGCATTACGTTTGATAACTCTGCTAATGGATCACAACCCGTACATTTTATTAAATCTGTTTCTAGCGCACCTGGCGGACAGGCTTCACAAAATTTTAAATTAGATACGGTTACATTTACTGGCGTTGCAGGGGCTATTTTATTTAATTTAGGCGGTACAGTTAATGAGGACTTAGTTAGTTGTGTAAACCTACGTGTAGTTGCTTTTGAAAGTATTGTAGTCTGTACCAATTTAGAATCTTTAGTGCATAATTTTTATTCACTTGATTTAATTAATATAACTGGGGATGTGTTTAGCTA